ATGAATGTAGAGTTAAATTCGACGAAACTGTCATTGTTAAACCTAGAAAAATTGAAAGTCCTGATGATTTTAGACCCGGCACTACAAAAGGCAAACTAGACCGTCATCCAATATGGGTTGTAACTATTTCCATGCCTAAAAAGTTAGTGTTCGACATGTTCGAAGGACACATGGATAAATTACGCAAAGAACGATTTGGCCGTAACAGTAGAGTAGATGCCAGCGAAGCACAAGTAGCCGATGTAGGAATGCCAGGGGCGTCAAGCGCACCAGCTTCGGCAGCAGCAGCACCTTCAATCCCCACAGCTGGAGCAGCACCTAGTCCAGGCGTGCCAGGAGCATCAGTATGAACCTCAATGAAGATTTACGATCTGCAGACTTACGATACCTTGTTGACAGCGTATTTGAAGTTGATTCATATAGCAGTAAAATGGGCAACGACAAAGATATATCTGTAATTTCTTTCAGCGTAAAAAGCAAAGAAGCAGCAGAAGATTTAGAAAGCTTCATTGAAAAAGGTTACAAGTTTGTATTAGATGCAGACGTTAGTCCCGGTGAAGTTAAAGAAGGCAAATATAAAGTGTTTGTCGAGATGGAGCGCGATAAAGATTTAAGTTCACACATTGTTGAAATACTAGACGGTGTAAAAAAACTTTCAGATAACGAAGATTTTAGATTTAGATATTATAGAAGTTTTAGATCAAACCCTGCTGATGTTAAAACATTGCTAGATGCTGTGCCCACTACTCCAGATCAATATGAAAATAAAATCAACGAAGTGCAGATGGAAAATGTGGATAACTTTTTTAACAAAAGCTATTTAGAAAGTATCGAACTTAATGATGATCAATTAACACTTGGTAAACCATTTAACGGCTCTTTAGATTTAGTAATATCAGATTTTGGTCTTAGACAACGTATTTACGAATCAGTGCAAGGGGCATTTCAAATGAATCCTAACGATATTTCTGAAATATTATATCTAACAAAATTTATTGGACCGTATAACATTAACAAGGTCAACAATAAATTTATTATAGAAAATAACGGATACGCACTTGTAGCGGAAATGAAAAGATGAATCAAATTTATTGGATGTTAGAACTAATACCTGAAAGTGTTTTACTCTGGTTATACTATACAGCACTTACTGCCGGTATCATAATGTTAGCTGCTGGTTGGTTAATTAGATGGTTTCCGGGAATTGGCAATTACAAATCATTAATACAACTAGTAGGCGTTGTATTAACTGCCGGAAGTTTATATTTGTTGGGCGGACACAGCACAGAAATAATGTGGCGAACTCGTGTTGCAGAAATGCAGGCCAAAGTTGATGCAGCTAAAGCAGCATCAGAGGTAGCTAACACTGTAGTCGAAGAGAAAGTAATTACTAACACCAAAGTAATTAAAGAAAAAGGCAAAGACATTATTCAGTATGTTGATCGAGAAGTAGTTAAAAAAGAAGAAATTATCAAATACATTGAACAGTGTCCTGTGCCTAAAGAAATAATTGATCTACATAATCAAGCGGCAGAATTAAACAAAGCAGCGGAAGGTAAGAAATGAAATATCTTGCTCTAATTGTAACTACCCTACTATTAGGATGCTCAACTGCTGTGCCGATCAAGCCAGCATTTCCAGAAGTGCCGCAAATATTAAAAGAAAAATGCGAAAATCTTAAAAAGATTGAAGGCGATAAAGTAGCTATAACAGAGATGTTAAAAGTTGTAATACACAACTATACATTATACCACGAGTGTTCAACTAAAGTCGACGGCTGGCAAGAGTGGTATAATTCACAAAAGAAAATATACGAAAGCGTCAAATGAAAATTATATTAATTATTACGGCAATGTTGTTAGCAGGCTGTGCCACTAATCCTGAAGTTCAAAAATCAATATCTAAAGATCAAACTATGGATAGAATGGCCAAAGCTGCATTAATAAATGAGATGCTAGTCAGCCCCGATGCTCATGTAAGAGCCAAAGGTGCAGCTATAGCAGAGAAATTTTTAATAGAACCAAAGAGAAATATATTCGGATTTTAAAAGGAGCAAATAATGTCAGTAGTTGATTCAGTATTAAAATTAATAAACAAAACACCAAAAGATCCGGATGCGCCTAAACCTCCGGTAGGTTCACGTAGCGAGCGTGAAGCTAAACTAAAAGACAAAGCTGGTATGGTTATTTCTGTATTTGCTTTGCTATTAGCAGTCAATGCATGGTATGGTGGCAAGTTAAGTTCTACAGTTCTTAACAATACACTTGGTGCTAATAACACATGGGCTCAGTATCAAGCCAAAGCAGGTCGTGGTGTTACATACGAGATCGCGGCCAAGACAACTAATGATCCAACGCTTAGAGCAGAATTCCAAGCTGAGAAAGAGCGTATGGATGCCGATAAGAAAGAAATTGCCGAAAAAGCTCGTGCCATGGAAGCTGTTCGTGAAGAAGCTAAGAAGTCCAGCCCATGGATTGGGTATGCATCAACAGCCTATCAGCTAGCCATTGTTGTGCTATCAGCAAGTATTCTTGCAGTTAGCATGGGCATGTTCTGGGGCAGCTTTTTAGTAGCTGGCATTGGCGTATTGCTAAGTCTAAATGGCTTATACCTTTGGATATAAAATGAAAACTGAACTATTATTAGAATTTGCAAAAATATCTGCAACTACCTATGACAACCCTAATGTGTCAACTGCTAAATTTAAAGACTTAGGTTACAAAATTGTCAAGTTTTTTGATGTAGATGGCGCACAAGCATACCTATTGACTAATGGCACAATAACTGTGCTGAGTTTTAGAGGCACCGAAGTAACTGAAAAGTCAGATGTGTTGGCAGACTTAAAATCTGGCAAAAACTTAGAAGCCTGTGGTGGTAAGGTGCATGTTGGATTCAAAGGTGAGATCAACAAACTATGGCCCAGTATCTCTAAAGAGTTAGAAGCTAATCCAGGCAACCTATACGTAACTGGACACAGTCTTGGCGCTGCCATGGCCACTATCGCTGCCAGCCGCATACAGGATCGTGTAACTGCGTTGATAACATTTGGAAGCCCCAGGGTCGGCAATACTGAGTTTGTCAAGAGTCTAGCTGTAGAGCATTATAGAGTGCAAAACAACTGCGATGATGTAACTAAAGTTCCATTTAGACTTATGGGATTTGATCATCACGGCACCCACAAATATATGAATTTTTATGGAGAGTTCAGAGACCTAACTCCGTGGCAGAGAGTAAAAGATATGGCTCGCAGTAGAATGAGAGCCAGAGCAAAAGGACAAAAGTTTATTGGCGTGTTCGATCACCTAATGGCCAACTATATTGCAAAATTAGAAAAATCCAAATAAACACTAAACACTAGGAGCGAAAATGACAACAGAAGTAAAAAGCGCAAGCGAAACAAAAAAAGAAGATTGGATGAACAGTAAATGGCGTCCAATGATGGGTTGGATGTATATGCTGGTCTGCACCATGGACATGGTTATATTTCCCATCTTATGGAGTCTGTTACAGACCTTTACTCATTCTCCAATCACACAATGGAATCCACTAACACTGCAAGGTGCTGGTTTATTCCATATTGCAATGGGTGCAGTTTTAGGTATTGCAGCATTTGGTCGCACACAAGAAAAACTTGGAGGAGCCAATAATGGCGGAATACAAGCACCAACAACAGGATTTGCGGGCGGGTCTTCAACATTTGGCCAATCGACAACAGGAGGCTTCGGCACATCCAGTCCAGGTTTTGGGGCAGTCCCCCCAGCATCAACAGGCTTTGGCGGAGGCGGGTTTGGAAGCGCACCTTCAACATCAGTCAACCCAACATCGAGTTGGGGAACAACACCGGTAACAGCAACACCTGGCATGCCTAGTGCTAACAGACGTCCAACAGGACCTTCCCAACCAATCGATGGCGATTTTATGCCGCCAAGAGATTGACCTTTATCATTTAAGGCTGTATAATTAGTAGTATGAACTACTATGAAACATTAGGTGTAAACGAAGGCGCGGATCAGGATGAAATAAAGAAAGCCTACAAGAAGTTGGCTATGAAACATCATCCTGACCGAGGCGGCGACGAAAAAACTTTTCAATCAATAAGCCAAGCATACGACACCCTTGGTGACGCTGCCAAACGACAACAATACGATCACGAAAGACTGAATCGTCCATTCATACATGTTAGGTCGGGATTCAACGACATTAACGATTTGTTTGGGTCGGCATTTGGATTCGGTGGTAATCAGTGGGATCCTTTCCAAGGTCGTGTTAGAAAAAATCGCGATCTAAATATCAATTGCACAGTTTCGTTTAAAGACAGCTTTGTTGGTAAACAATTAGAAGCATCATACGTATTACCATCAGGTAAAAAACAAACTGTGGCAATTAATGTGCCGTCAGGTATTACTAATGGACAAACTATTAGATATGCAGGACTCGGTGACGATACTGACCCAAGACTTCAACGTGGAGATTTAAACGTTACTGTATTTGTGGAAAATGATCCACTGTATCAACGACAAGGCGACAACATTATATTCCAACTACAAGTCACTGTATTTGAAGCCATGATGGGATGCAATAAAAAAATACAGGGATTAGATGGCAGCAAATTAGACTTAAAAATTAGGCCAGGCACACAACACGGATCTGAATTCCTGTGTCGAGGTAGAGGTTTTAACAATTCAACAAATGGGCGATTAGGTGATCTAATTGTCAAATTAAATGTCTTGATTCCCGAGGTCACAGACATTATACTAGTAGATCGTTTGTTAAAATTGCAAAACGAAATGAATCATCCATCTAAATAAAAGGAAATATAATGGTAGAACCTAGCACAGAACTACAAATGGTTTTTGACAAAGCCATTGATGTTGCTAAAAAATTAAATCACGAATACATTACGCTAGAGCATTTGTGCTTTGCTATGTTGTGCGAAGATTCGTTCAGCAAATGTATTAGTGGATTCGGAGCCGACGCCGATTATATCCGTAAAAATTTAGAACATTATCTTAAAACTAAACTTACAGAAATTATCATAGAAACTGGCGTCACTAAGCCTAAGAAAACGCAAGCAGTTGAACGTGTGTTAAACCGTGCATTTACACAGGTCCTGTTTAACGGTCGTCAAAAGATTGAATGCACTGATGTATTTCTTGCCATTATGAGCGAAAAGAAATCTTATGCGTTCTATTACATCCAGCAAGCTAACATCGAAAAAGACAAGTTTGCAGATTACTTGAATAACGAAATTGAAACCCCTGACGAAGAAACTGAAACGCAAAGCACCAAAGCATTGAAAGCATTTACAACTAATCTTAACGAAGCTGTTAATAAAAACAAGATTGATCCAGTTATCGGTCGTATTGATGAATTAGAAAATATTGCACTAGCACTTGGTCGTCGTAGCAAAAACAACGTGATTCTTGTAGGCGACCCTGGTGTAGGTAAAACAGCCATTGCAGAAGGTCTAGCATTTAACATTGTTAAAGGTGCTGTTCCAGATTTCCTCAAAGATTACACAGTTTATAACTTAGATATCAGTGCCATGCTAGCAGGTAGTAAGTATCGTGGAGACTTTGAAGAACGATTTAAACTAGTGCTGGCCGCGCTAACAAAGAAAGGCAAGACTGTCTTGTTCATCGACGAAGCACACATGATCAGTGGTGCTGGATCAGCCAGTAATGGTGCTAATGATCTTGCCAACATGATGAAGCCTGCACTGAGCAAAGGTAACATTAAAGTTGTAGCGTCAACAACCTGGGAAGAATATCGCAAGCATTTTGAAAAGGATCGTGCATTGATGCGCCGGTTCCAACGCATTACAGTTGAAGAGCCAACAGAAGAAATGACTCTGCAGATTCTCAAGGGTATTAAGAAATACTACGAACAATTTCACAGTGTTAAAATCAAAGACGATGCACTGCAAGCGGCTGTTAAGTTAAGTGTTAAGTATCAAGCAGATAAGAAATTGCCAGATAAAGCCATTGACTTAATCGACTGTGCTTGCTCACGCTTTAATATCAAGATAGCAGGCGACAGGGTTATCGGAGAATTTGAAATTCAATTCGAACTTAGTAAGATGGTGCAGATGCCAGCTGAAGTTATCATGGAAACTGAAAGTCAGAATCTAGGAAACTTAATGGGTAACTTGCAAAGCGAAGTATATGGCCAAGAAACTGCACTTGAAGAAGTAGTAGATAAAATTCTTGTTGCTCGTGCAGGACTTAAGAGTGAGAATAAGCCTATTGGTAGTTTTGTATTCATGGGCCCAACTGGCTGTGGTAAAACAGAAACAGCCAAAGCATTGGCCAAACACTTGGGCACCAAGCTATTGCGTTTTGATATGAGTGAATATCAAGAGAAACACAGTATCAGTAAGTTGATCGGCAGTCCTCCGGGTTATGTCGGCTTTGAAGAAAATGCTGGTTTGTTGATTACACAAATTCAAGAATGTCCTAACGCTGTGTTACTGTTTGACGAGGTAGAAAAGTCACACCCAGATGTGTCAACTATTTTGCTACAAATGATGGATAACGGATTTATCACTGGATCCAATGGGAAGAAAGCAGATTGTCGTAACATTGTGCTGATTTTAACTACTAATGCCGGAGCACAAGCTAGCGAAAAGAATCAAATTGGGTTTGGTAGTCAAGAACGAGAGTATGAAGATAAGGAACTTAAGAAATTCTTTGCTCCAGAGTTCCGCAATCGTTTAGACGGTATTATTACGTTTGCTAAACTCAGCAAAGAAACAATGATTAAAATTGTTGGCAAATTTATGGTCGAACTTAAAGATCAAATTAGAGACAAGGGCATTAAGGTTAAACTTAAAGATGATGCTATCGATCTATTGATCAAGAAAGGGTTTGACAGTAAGATGGGTGCAAGACCATTACAACGTATTATTGATAAAGAAATCAAACGTCCGTTGGCTAAATTAATGTTGTTCGGTGATCTAAAAAATGGTGGTATACTTACTATCGGTGTAGATAATGATAACATTGCATTGTTAGTTAAGCCAAAGGTTCCTCGATTAGAATACAATGAGCAAGATCAATCCTCTAGTCAAGATTAAACACAGCCAACGACTGTTTGAAAATCAATTCAAGTATAAAACAGTTGTAGTGTGTCCTGGCGGGCATTGGTTTAGAGGTAAAAATCTAGACTATGCCCAGGAAATGCTTGATGACTGGAACAAAGGCGGCTTACAAAAAAATCAGTGGTTGAATATTAAAAGCGATGCCGATTATCAGTATTGTTTAGGTTTGCTTAATGTTTTAAAGAATGCCACTGATTTTTATCTAAGAATTGAACATCCTTTGTTAAGTTTTTATAGTAATAACTACGATGACATTGTGTCTGTAGCCAATTTAGATGTTAAGAAAACCAAATATGTTGCAGAACCGCCTGGGAACACAGATATAACACAAGGCGAAATTATACTTAAACGTATTGATTTTGACTTTAAAGTAACTGTGGGCGTTACACGACAGAATTTTAAAAATTTTGTGCAATGGAGTGATAACTCTAAAAAGATCAAAATGACTAAAAGCTGTAAAACTGCACTGCTTAAAGATCGTAGTTGGGGTGGCAGTTATTTTTATGTCAAAGATGAACAGACCTTGATGATGGTCAAAATGTTCATTGGCAGTGAAATGGCACGAATCGATAAAGTAATCAAAGCAACTAAATAGTTATTATGCCAATATTAAGCAGCACATTAGTTTCAAGCAACAGTCACCCATCTGATAGTTCAGTGGTAACAATTACCAGTGAAAAATTCAAAGGAGATGGTTATTACGGTCGAAGTGACGGTCTACACACTGTTCAACTAAAATTCACTGAATTTATAGGAACATTTAAGATGCAGGGTGCATTAGCTATTGATCCTGTAACTGCTGACTGGTTTGACATAGACAGCACTGATCTAGAGTATTTGACCAATACCAACGTGTCTGTGCTACAAAACTTCACCGGCAATTTTGTATGGCTACGCTGTGTTATTACATACACCGACGGCACCGTCAATTTTGTATTACTAAACCACTAACCTAATCTTAAATCATCGATAAATAATGCATAGTCGTCTTTATGATGGTGCAAATTTATGAAAATTTTTGAGATTTTTAGTCACAACCCCGAAGAAGCATTCGCTCCAGATTTTGATCTAAGCGAGGACCTTCAATTCTTTATCCGCAATGATCCCGAGTTTTATCGAAAATATTACTTCCCGTTTATTGTTAGATTAAAAGAAGCCAAAGCAAACAAAACAAAGTTCTCAGCCAAGGCATTTGAAGCATTGGTAAAACATGCTTATAATGTATATAGAGACAAATTTAACGAAGAAAACTTGCCTACTAACATAGATGACGAAGTAATTAAAGAAATTTGTGCAAATCTTTATAGAGAAGAATTAAAGAACATCGAAGAAGGCAATTACGATGATATTAAATGAGGGCGGAAATATATGGCCCGAAACTACTGACTACGACCAGACTGTTGAAATGATCGACGGGCTTGTCGGTGCCACTGAAGACTTAATCAGAGAAACTGGTCTACAAATTTTTGTCATCGGTAGCAGTGCCAATCCCACACAAAACGTATACATAGACAATCAACTAGTTGGCATATTTAGAGAACGCCAGAAAAAATTCATACCGTTAGATAAGTTTAAAGACAAATATCTACCAGGACACTTGCCCGATGGTGCAAAATTGATACCTAAAAAATCAGGCGACCTTGATGTTATGGTTGATGGCAAAGATGCAGCAGCATTCTTTAATACCAAAGATAGTAAATCAACTAGACAAGCATTAGACAACTTATTACAACAAGTTGGCGTAAAAACACGTAAAGCAGGCGTAACTGTCCATACATGTGTGCCATACCAAGATAAATTTTATCAAGTTGATATCAAGGTTGTAGATAAAGCAGAAAGAGTAAGCAAATTCCATCATCACGAAATTCCTCCAGGTAGTCCATGGAAAGGTGTTAATAAACAAATGATGATGAACACATTGGCTAGTAGTCAAGGATTACTATGGAGCCCAGACGAAGGTTTATACAAACGTGATGCTGCTGGAAAGAAAGGCGAATTTCTAACCGACGAGTTAGATGACATTGCAAAATATTTGTTAGGTCCTCAAGCCGGTGCTAGTGATTTAGGCAGCGTTGAAAGTATCATGGCTGCTATTCCCGACGAGGCTAAACGTAATGATATATTTGCCAAAGCCAAAGCCAGTTCCAGTTGGCAAGCGGCTACACCAGATGTTGGCACCAACGAATGGTTTGTTAGATTAAAAAGGATGCTGTCGTGAGAGCCTTTGAACTGTTATTCGAAGCATCTGCTGGCGTAGGTCGTAAGTATCAACACGTCGAAGATTTAATCTTTACAGGTATACCATCAAAGAACATACCTGCTGGTGCTGAAGGTGGTCGTGCTGCTGTGAGAATTATACAAGGCATGGCTAGCACTGGCGGTGCCAACGAAATTAAATGGGATGGCAGTCCTGTAGTATATTGGGGACGCGACGAAGATGGCACATTTAGACTTATACCTAAAAATGCTTGGGAATATTTAAAGCGCGGTAAAACACAGGCCGGAGAAGGTGTAACTACACTGATGTCTAGCCCCAACGATATTAAAAACTTTATTTTAGGAACAGGTAAAACTGAACCAGGTAAAGAGAAACAAAGACAGGCCTATGCCAATCAACTTGCCAATCTATGGCCTTACTTTGAAAAAGTCAGTCCCGAAACAGGATTCTTAGAAGGCGGCCTATTATTTTATCCTGGCAGAAAACCCAACGGTGAACCTGCGCAAGCAATACTAAATCCTAAAACCGGAGAGTATGAATTTTCTCCTAATATCTCCGGGTTTCATATCGGCAAAAACAGTGATCTAGGTAAACGTATCAAAGGTGCCAAGTTAATGGTTGCTGCCACAGGATATTATCAATCTATTAGTGGCGACGAAGGAAGGTATCCTGATGCGGAAGGGTTGTCAACTCCGGACGTTATAGTTCAAGGTACCACCTATGTAGAGCAAGCACCGGGCATTGATAACGACTTGTTAAACGATGCCAACGCTTTCATTGATGAAAACGAGCAGGCTATTAACAGTTTCCTACAACGTAAGCGACCAGGCCCTAGCGGCGAAGAAGAAGTTGTTAACTTGTTTGGTGATATATTGTATAAATTCTATAACGAAAATCTGCGAGTAGCCGGAGTTAAAGAAAAGTTTAAAGCATGGGCTGAGAATGCCATGGATGCTAAAAAGATTCCTAGATCAAGAACAACAGAAATTTTAAATAATCCAGGCTTGGATGCTGTGTTAACTGCTGTGGAAAAACTAAGTGCAGCCAAGATGGACATGCACAGACGAGCCAGTGCTGGCACACACAGCGGCATCAGACAAACCAAACCTGAAGGGTATGTATATATAGATCCCGTAACTGGTCAACACGTTAAAGCTATTGATCAAGCCACATGGGCACCAAGGAAAGATTAATATGTTATTACGTCAACTGTTTGAAGCAATAGATAGAACCGGCGAGGGCAACACCGCAGTAGTAGGATGGGGCCGAGGTATGGGACACAAAGGACATATGATGCTGGCCAGCAGTGTGATCACACACGCAGAACAGTTAGGCGGGGATCCTTACTTTGTTGTCAGTAGAACTTATGGTCCGGATGATCCTCTACAACCTGAAGAAAAATTAGCAATCTATCGTAAAGTGTTTCCAGAGAAAGGTCACATCTTTCAAACAGCCACAGATGAATTACCGGACTTGACTCGCGTATTAACTAACTTAAACGGCCAAGGCTACAAAAATGCTGTGGTAGTTGTTGGTGCAGATCAAAAGGCGGCCTTTCAATACTTAAATGCCTACAACGGTAAACCTAATAAAAAAGGCGAGATTCCGTTTAGCTTTGATAGTTTAAATGTTATTAGTCGTCAAGAAACTGACGATCCTAGTGCCGGTGAAGAAGGCCCACGTGCTACACCAATGCGTAGAGCTCTTATAGATCCTAAAGGATTCAAAGCAGACAATCCAGATTATAATAACATGCCAGATGAGCAGATGCAGTTTGCAGTGTGGCGTGATGCTATGAGTCCAGAACTCAGCGATGAAGAAGTTATGGATCTAATGCAAAAGGCCAAACAACGTATGGGTCAAATGGCTGCAGAAAAACCTGTTAAGAAAGCCAAAAAAGCCGTAGCTGAGATTTCATTAGGTGAAGGTCCATCGTTACCTAGCACATTAAAAAGTATTACTACCAATGGCGAACCGATAACACAGTTATACGGCAAACTAAAAGCCATGGCCAAACGTTGGGTAGAAAACAACGGTTCGTTAAAAGGCTTTCATCGCAATGCCGCCGGGCAAAGTGCTCAATGGTTTCATAACTTCTACTTTGATAAACTACAAGCTGACTTGTATGCACTGTCTAAACAAGCACCAAGATATGCTGTGCCATTGATCAACTATTTAAAAGACGCCAGTGAAGACCGTGAAAGTCGTATTACATTTACAGAGATCAGCAGATCATTGCCTCCTATATTATTCAAGATGGGCAAACAGATGGGTGATCATAGCCTAACACAGTTTGCCTACAGTTGGAACTCTCGTAGAGAAGAATACGAATCTTATCTTGTCAAGTTAGAAGCTGAAGCTGATATGGACGATGAGTATGATGAGCCTGAAGTTAAGCCTGAGAAAAGCAAAGTTCCCGGACAGCAAAATGCACAAGCTGAACAGATTGTCAATGACATACTTGCTAAACTTCCAAAAAAGGTAGCAGGTGATATTCGCAATGCCATTGCCCGTGCTCCTAACAAACTACAGGCACTACAGCAAGAGTTAGCTAAACGTAAGATTCAAGGTGTGGCAGAATAATATGGATGAGCTGGAACATATTAAACGGTTGGCTGGCATCTATGAATTTAAAGGCTTTCAACCGGTAAATATAGAGAACATGAGCCATACGGCTGCTGCAATTAAAAAGAAAGAAAAAGATCTAGGCCTAAAGCCCGGAGACAAAGATTGGTTTAAACTGTGGTTTACATTGCCGTATATGACAGGCAGTGTTAACAGCCATTTTAGAGGACGCAAGAAGTGAAACTACGAGAATTGTTTGAAGTTAAAGCAGGTGTAATTGGCAAACGCTACCAACAGTCTACTCGTGGTCTTAACACATTTGGAGACGGTGAAAGAAGTAGTGGTGACTATACACAATATAGACTAAGTCTAGCATTGGCCTGTTCCGATGGTGTTAATCCTCCAGATATTGATCCCAAGACATGGCACGGCAAAAGAAAAACTGCACACCCTTACACAGAAGAAGAACAGGCTATGTTGAATCAAAGTTACAAGGTAGTTGGCGCTAGTCACGAAGATCTTAACAAAGGCGATATGCGTAGTCAAGAGTTGGATACTACTAATGTTGTTAGCCCTGTGGCTAAACCTAAAAAGAACAAATACGGCATATGAAAATACATGAATTATTAACAGAACAAGCTGTAATAGAAGAGTTTGATCTCATCGAATCGATCATTGATACTATTGCTGAACGCAATGGTGTTGATGTAGAAGTAGTATGGGAAGATTTAGAAAGTTTAACAGACGATGAACTATATGTATTTGCTGTTACAACTCCAATTATGGAAGATTGGCAAAAAGCCAACAAACGTGATAAAACCGATGGCATGAGTCAAAAGGCTGTCAATGCTTATCGTAGAGAGAATCCAGGTAGCAAGTTAAAGACTGCTGTGACTACGAAGCCAGGTAAACTAAAGCGTGGCAGCAAGGCTAGCAAGCGTAGAAGCAGTTATTGTTCTAGATCAGCAGGGCAACAGAAAATGCATAATATCAGCTGTAGTAAAACTCCAGACAAGGCAATCTGTAAAGCAAGACGACGTTGGAACTGCTGATGAGAGCAAAAGAATTTACTGAAAGTGCAGGAGACTATGGCAATGTTCCGACAGGTCCTGGACCACAACTAATACCATTTCCCCAAGGAACCACCATGGTGGATGTCAGCGACATCTATGACTGGTATAAACTTGGCATGGTTATTAGTGATTTAGATGATGCTGATCCGCGCAAATTTAATCAAGGGGCGCCTCATACAATTCTAGCATTTGGCAGCGAAGAAGAAGAACACAAAATGTTGCCTTTGCTTAAACGCCTAGGGCTAGGACTACATGACATAGACAAGCCTGAAGATGTGCAAAAAGCATATCGTGCATCTGATGCATTAGAGGGTCTAGAAGAAAACTTTGCTGATGGTCGCAATCCGCAAGACAAAGGCGATAGTAAGCGACATGGTATTAATACTAAAGCAAGTGTAAGTAGTCTACGTAAGACTGCTAAACAAGGCGGACGCAAAGGACAACTAGCTCACTGGTTAGCTAACATGAAAGCAGGACGAGCTAAGAAAAAATGAAAATTACCGAGCTATTGAACGAGGCTGATCCTCTTCAGTCGTTTATACAACAGAAAGGCCTAGTAGCACCAGGCGGTCCTTCTAAGATTGATCAAGAAAAATTAGATCAGATCATGGCTAAGTGGAGCGGCAACAATACTACAGATCTGCCTACGCCAGCTGTTACTGGAAATCCCGTTGCTGCACCTGCAAAAAATAATGTCACAGCAGTGGCAAAGACTGCACCTAAACCTTATGTGCCGGTAACTAACAGTCCATTTGAAATATCGTTGCGTCGGGCAGCCATAGGTGCTAAACTGTTAGGGGCAGAGTTGGCAGCATTTATGGGGCAATGTGCTCACGAGAGTGCTAAGTTTACTACTACAAAAGAATTTGCAGATGGCAGTCAATACGAAGGACGTAAAGACCTTGGAAACATATATCCAGGCGATGGTGTAAAATATAAAGGTCGCGGATTTATACAAATTACTGGTCGTGCAAATTACACGGCAGCGGCTAAAGATTTAGGAATTGATCTAGTCAATCGTCCCGAACTAGCAGAAAAACCAGATATTGCTATTAAAGTTAGTATATGGTATTGGAAAAACAGAGTTCAGCCTAGGATTAGCAATTTTAACAATACTAAAGCTGTGACTAAAACAGTCAATGGTGGTTTAAATGGGTTAGCTGCAAGAGAAAAATACACGCAACACTTTAAAGCCGCAAATACTAACACAGCCAAAGCTGACAAAAAATAACTCAAACAATGGTAAATATAGCATAAGGAATAAATGCTATGTTTCAGTTTGACTTTACATTAGATAAATTGGCAAAATGTATAAGCAAGAATAAAAATCCACAATTGTGGTATGATGCGTTCTGCGAATATTTTCCAGCGTTCGATATTGTAACACCTGCCCGTGTAGCAGGATTTGTGGCGCAATGCCAACATGAAAGTTTAGACTTTACTATTCTTCAAGAAAATTTAAACTACGGTGCTAAAGGGCTTCGTGGATTATTTGGTAAGTATTTTCCCAACGATGAGCTAGCACGTCAATACGAACGTAAACCCGAAATGATTGCTAACAAAATTTACGGTGGACGTATGGGCAATGGTCCAGAAGCCAGCGGTGAAGGATGGAAATATCGCGGTCGTGGCATTATACAGATCACAGGAAAAAGCAATTACGCACAATGTTCTAAGGACTTGTTTCAAGACGATACACTAGTGCGTGATCCAGATCTATTAAGAGAACCAGAGTGGGCTGTATTAAGCGGATGCTGGTTTTGGCATAAAAATCAATTAAACCAATGGTGTGATCAAGGTGACATGAATACATTGACTAAAAAGATCAATGGCGGATTTATTGGACTTGAAGATCGTATCCATCATTGGAATATTGCTCTTGATCTTATGGAATCAGAATAATGTTAATTAGACAAATATTAGAACACAAAAAAGGCATCAAGGCTGTCAAGTATAACAAGAAGCCTAAGGCACATACACCTGCTGAAGAACGCAAAGTTATAGGACCTGATGTTCCTAAGAAAAAAGAAGAAGTAGCAGAAGGCCGTGATGGCAACGATGTTGAAGAATTTTTACACAAAGTTGCACGATCCGGCGACAACGGCTTTGACATGCTATACAATGCACAACAAGGCAAATAC